CCCTTTTTCGCCAGCTCCATGATCGCTTCCAGCATTTGCTGGTTGCCATCACGCTCCGCGGCGCGTTCGCGTGCCGCATCCTGCTCGCGAACAAAGGTGTGAATTCGAGTGTGCTTGGCGCGGACGTGCTGTTCGACATCCTGCGCCGTCGCGAAGTACCCGGTCTTGCCACACTTCGGGAATCCCTGGCCCACGAACTCCTCGTAGCGCGCATGGTCCGGGTGCAGCCAGCACGGCCATTCCCCAGGCGCCACGCCACTCGATGGCGGCGAGGTCCGAAAGATGCGCTCCCCGGTCGCCTGGTCGCGCTTGCTCAGCATGTGGGCCAACGTGCCGTTGCCCTTGTACTTGCGCACCAGCGAGGAGACGCCTGTGCGCTGGTCGTAAACCACGGCGTGATCGCGATCGATGGCGTCGTCATCGTGCATGGGACGCATCGGGAGATGCCCGTTATCGAGTGCCCCATCCTCGTCATCGATGAGGGCCTGGATGTCCATGTCCGACAGGTCGACCTTAGGCATTGCGTTGGACCTTTCCCAGCGGGCCGAATTGACTTCGTGCCGCTTTCCATGCACGCAACAACGCGTTGCGCTCCATCAGTTCGTTCAGGTACGCGGCGCCCGTCGCCGGCTGGGCTTTATGCCGAACCGGTAGCAGGTGCCGTTCCCGAGCAATATCGAAACACTCCCCCACCGTATTCCACTCGCTGGGGTCGTCCCCGACGCTGGGAATATCAAAGGGGTGTGCCGTAAAGGCGTCCTCCGGACCCATGTCATCGACATAGGCGCGGAGAACGCCGTCACGATTGGTCTTGACGATGCGCCAGCGACGACCGTCCTTGTTCCGTTCCGCGTAGATCCGTGCCGGATCGTTGGGACGGAGCAGGAGAGTCGCGTTGTGCACTTGCGCCAGATGCGCTTGGGGGTCTGTGCAGGCACCTAACTCCTGACAGGTGCTGTCGGAGCAGGCCAACGCCTGCGCAGACCCCGTTTGCGCGAATCCGGTTACGGCGACCATTAGGTCGCACTGCCGCCGATGACGGCAAAGTGCAGCACGATTGCCTCACTGAGCGCGCCTCCGGAGGCGTTTGAAACCGTCGCCTTGAATGAGCCCGAGGCCACAGCGGAAACACCGACGAGGTACGACCCCGCCGTTCCGGCCGAACCATGGTTCAGTACAACCACATCGGCTGCACCCACCGTGGAATTCGTCACCGTGAAGGTCACCTCTACCCCCGCAGCCAAGGCCGCACCGTTCATGGTGATCTGCCCGGTGTGCGTATTGAGGGTAACCCCCGTGCTCTTGCTCGACGCCTGTGTGATGGTCCCACCATCGCTGAGTTTGACATCGCCTGGGAAATCTTGATTCCCCGAGGTGTCAACCGTCGCTGCCACAGTGCCGGCAACAACCGTCTGGAGGGTGCCGTCAGTTGGACGCCACATGCCGTACGCCGTGGGAGGAATTGGTCCAGCCATGACTCCTCCTTAGTTGGTGCCAGCGGTGAGCTTGCGAATCTGCACGGCCACAACCGCGTTGCGAGAGTCAAGACAGAACGTCGGTGCCAGCACCGTCCCCGTTGCCACCGCGGAAGACCGCGTGTGCAACACGCCGTTGCCGGCGTAGGTGTAGTGCTCGCTGGAGTCGATGTCCCAAATCTCGAACGTGAAGTCACCGTCGCTGTTGTTGTTCGTCAGCCGCAGGCGCTGCCAGACATTGTTGGAAATGTCGTTCGCGCCGGTCAGGGCCGTTTGCGCCCCATCCGTGTCTGCGTTGACGCTAACAGCCTGCCAGGTCGCATCCTGCTGACGCTCCATCATGAACCCCACCGCGTTGGTGGCGTTCGTCTGAAGCGTGCCGTCTTCGTCTTCAATCGGCACTTCGCCCGCGGCGTTCTGATCGGTAAACCCGATAAACAACGCCGCGGCCGCGCTCGCGTCCGTGACGGCACGCACTTCACAGTCAAGGAAGTACCCCGCGTTCTCGTCCACCTCAAACGCGAGGGGGCCGATCAGTTGGGTGATGCCGTCTTCTTCAGCTACACAGGCCAGTTGCAGGCCGCGCCGGGGCAACCCCGGATCAACAATCGAACCGCCAGCCGATCCGGCGATATGCACGTTGTAGTGCACGATGTGGCCGTTGTCGACGTAGGTGCCACCGAAGTCCGATGGGTCTGTGAGCTGGAGTCCATCATTCATAGCCATGATTTTTCTCCCTTAGCTCGTTGGCGCAGTGGCGTCGAAGTACTGCTCCACGCCGCCCGAATCGAATCGTTCGGCGTAAATGTACTCATCGAACATGAAGATCGCATCCGCACGCCGACCAACAAGTCGCTCTGTCTCAGTTTCCAGGTCGTGGCCTTCGACCAGCACGATCGCCATCTTGGCAAAGGTGCCGCCCTTGAAGTCTCCACTGCTGTCCGCACCGACAACGGCATCGAACACAATGCCGGCGCCACCCATCGTCATCTCCACGACGCCATTCTTGATCAGGTCTTCGGTGAGGCCACCGTAGATGCTGATGTTGCCAATCGGCGCCAGTTCGGCCGACAGGTCGCGTCGCTGGAAGGGGTGATGCACGGAGAAGAACGGCGCGACGCCGTGCTCCGTTGCGTTGCCCTCGATCGTCACCACAGCCGCTTCGATGTAGCCCTCAGCGAAGGTCGTCCCCGCGCCGCCGAATGACGTGCTGAATTGATCGAGTTGCGTGATGCCGTCTTTGCCCTTCGTGCGCGCCATTGAGCTGCCAGCCAAGCTGCCAGTCTGCGCAAACACGTTGGGGGAAATGCGACGCCGCACCCGGTCGGTCATGATGATCTCAAAGCCCACCTCTTGTGGGGTGGCTTGGAGAAGCTGATCGACCAGTTGCTGCGGCGCGTTGAACTCTTCACCCTCGCTGATTGGCTGTGCGTCATTCAGACGGCTCAGCGCGACCTCTTCCCAGGTCAGCCCTGTGCCCTCGGCGAGCCGCTGCCGGTCCACGAGCTGGGGCATACGCCCCTCTTGCTCGCGCACGATGCGGGCGGCCGCCTTGATGACGGGTAGTGAATCAGCCAGAGACGAAGTGGTAGTAACGCCTGCTGCCATGATTTATCTCCGGATGTACCCCGTGTCCAACATCGCCTGTTTCGCTTCTTCAAGCGAATGCGAATTAGGGTCGTCCCCCCATTCGCGGATAATGGTCAACGGGTCTTTGGATTTTGCCGGTACTGCCGCAGCGGGTGGATTGGCCCCAGCCGCTGCTTTCCGCCGAGCCAGGCGCCCATTGCGTCCGTCTTGATCGTCAACCCAGTCACGGGCAATATCCACGGCCTCGAACGGGTTTTCTGACTGACTCCCTTTTTGCCATATTTCGGCGGGAATCGTCGTCGGGTCCACGTTCTGTGACTGGGCGTAACTCACAATCCGTTGCTGTGCTTGCTGCCATTCCGGCGGCAAGGGCGGCTGCTGAGCGGTCTGCATCTCCGAGCGCAACTCATCCATCATGGCGGCGCGGTCGGATTGACTCTGAAATGTATCGATCAAGGAGGCGACACTGGTCTTCGACTGCTCGTCCAATACATCGGAGGTGGAAATGCCCTGAGCGAGCGCTACAAGGAGTTGGTCGCGGTTGTCCATACGAGTGAGAAGTTCCTCGACCCGCTTGGACCCCTTATCGACTTCACTCTGTAACCCACCCACCCGGCCCATCGCTGACTGGAGTTGCATCACCCGATCAGCATTCAGGCCGAGTTCGTCGAGCCGCGATTGCACGGGGTCGGCGACTACCTCAGAGGCGGCTGCATCGTCTTGCTCAGAGGAAGGGGCGTCTACCTCGGTAACCTCATCGGCTACCGGCGCATCCGCTACTTGCTCCGGGGAAAACTCCGCAGTGGCCTCTGCGTTTTCATTCTCTGGCGGCATAGTCTTTCTCCACCATTCCTTTCAAACTATACGGAATCCTTATTGATCACGCCACTTAGTACCGGGCACGGCGTGCCCGTGGTGCGCGACGTGTCTGACCAAACCGTTGCCGAATGCCAGACTCCACCTCCCCAAGCGATGTGTTGTATTCCGACGCGAGTTGGGAACCAAACGCGGCACGCTCATTCGGCGTCAGGGAACCCATCAATCCCGGCGTCGGCATCCGGAACCCAAACTCCAGCGGGGCGGGTCGCTGCCCAGCAAGGACATCGCGCGGCCCCGGCGGGAGGAACGCCCGCTTGCGTTCGACAATGCCCGCTTGGGTAAACATCGGCGGCACGGGGAAGTCGGGAATCGTGTAGTTGAACCCGGTCAGCGCGTTATACCCCTGCGCCGTCGGGTGAGGGTATCCATGCTCCGCACGTGGTAGGCGCCCAAACTGTGCTAACCGTGCCGCGCGTGGCGACATCTGGTTCATCGGGATGACCTTCAGTGGCGCGCCGGTGGGGTTGAGCACGAGTTCCGGGTTGGGCCGGCCGAACGAGGAATCTCCCGTAATCAGCGCCCGCGTTCCGCGCGTCTGCCCCCCGTATTGCAGTTCAGGGAGTTCTGCATCAAACCCCGAAAGCCCCTGGTCGCGCAGTCTCCGAAGTGTATCTGCATCAAAGCGGTTTCGAGCCCACGCTGCTGCTTCAGGTGTGCCGTATTGAGAAGGATCAAAGGGGTCGTCAAACATTCTTTCCGGGTCAGATATTTCTAGATCTGCGCCAGCACCATCTGGCTGAATCCAACCTGAACCCGGACCACCGGGCGTAATAACTCTGGGTGGAGGAGGGGATTCGTCAAACTCTGTTTCCGGGTCAGGTATTTCGTCGTCAATCGGCGGCTCGTCAATCGGCGGCTCGTCAATCGGCGGCTCGTCAATCGGCGGCGGACTCCACGGCGGTGGCATCTGTGGCAGCGGGGTGGAGACAGGCGGCGCCGCTCCCGGCGGGTAGATCCCAGCCGCTTGATCAGCGAGGAATGCCTGAATGTCGGCGAACTGCTGTGCCGATTGATTGAGCAGGTCCGCCTGGGTTGTCTGCGGCCACCACGGCGTCTCTCCCCGTGCCGTCGCCATGCCCCATCCCACATCGGCCGGGTTCCGCAGAAGCTCGGCCTGCTGCTGCGTCTGCTGCAACGCCAACTGACCGAACTGCGGGATCAACCCTGTGAGCTGCCCGAACTGCTCAGTACCCGCCCGGATGTTCGCCTGGCGCTGATCCTCAAGAAGTTGCCGTGCAAACCGGGACTCAAGCCCTGCCTGCGTAACGTCAAACTGGCGCACCGTTTCGGGGAATTCCTGCCCAAACTCCCACGCCCGTTGCCCCTCGGTCACCATGCTCGACCGCACCGACTCGGCCAGCTCTGCATTTCGTGCAGCCAGATTGCCGATATCCGCCGCCGACATCGTGTTGTGACGCGCCATCGAGTTGGCAAGTGAGCCCTTCTCGTACGCCGACATCTGAGTGAAGTTGCGGTCGGATTTCAACCAGGCGAGCGCGTCGACCGTGGGGACTTTGTAGGTGACCCCATCGATCGTGATGTCTACGAGATCGGCCTGCGTCAGGGCGTAATCGAGCGCCGTCTCTGTCCCTACCTGAAAGTCTTGGTCGCCGAGCGCGATCGTGTGCAGGGTTGGGGCAGCCTTATAAATATCGATCTTGCCACCACTCTCCCCCAGAACGGCATCCCGAATACCTTGGGAACCCTCGCCGCGAGCCAACGCAGCGCCGATCGCCGTTGTAAGCGATTCCAGTGTCACGTTTCCGTAATCAGTGAGAAGTTCTGGGTGGGCATTGAGGACCGCCTCGGTCGCTGCCGTGGCATCCTCCGTCTGCGAACCCGGAGGGAGGAACTCCGATACGTTGACCTTGTACACATCCCAGATCCGCTGGGAAACCTCTGCGGCATCACCACCCTGGTCGAAGGCGGCGTACACCAACGCCGACAATTCCGCCTGATTCGTCTTTTCCGACAGGCCTGGATTGCTAGCTAGGAGTCCCGCTGCATACGCCGATGCGGATGTTTGCTCCCGGCTCGGACCACTCGGACCCGCGGCGGCAGAAATGTCAACACCAGTCATGCTTTTGATCATCCGGGCAACTTCGGCGTGGTTCCCATCACGCCCAAAGACGCCCCGGATCAGCGTTTCGAGGTCTACAACGCCTGCATCGCCGACCCACCCCGCCACCTCGCCCATCTCCGCCGCCTGCCCACCTGTGGGCAGAAGGCCGGGAATCTGCGGGAATCGGTTGATGATGCCGGCCGCATAGTTCGCTGCGTCTTGCGGCGACGTTCCAGGCTCACCCGCCGTACCCGTAAGGAGGTCAAGCCAGCCCTCCAGATTGGACGACGTAGTACCCGTCGCGACCGTTTGAGTAAGGAGGGCGGGGAAATTCGCTATAGCTTTGGTTTCAGGACGTGCTATATAGAGGGCCTGCCGAAGCTTGGTAATCTCGGCTTCGTCCCATACGGTCGTGGCCTTCCAGTCGAACAACTCTTTGCCGGTCACCGGATCAAAAATGGCTCCGGCACCTGCGCCGCGTTGGACGTAATCGACTTGGTCGGGAACGGCTAGGGGGCTGTAATACCAGCCGTCTCCGTGACGGGCCTGGCATCTCGCGTCTTCATCTTGGATGCCGCCAACCTCGTCCGCGGGTGGCAAGAAGGTTTGCGGGTCTTTGGGTCGGTCACTTACGCAGGCTCCGGCCATCAGTTACTCCGTTCCCAATGTCCTATAGATCTCTTCGAGTTCTGGGCCAGTGAGATCGAGCAGGCCATAATTGTATGCGCGCTGCGCCAAATCAGGATTTGCTTTGACCCAAGCACTCTCTTTAGCATTCTTCCTCCGAGAATACGCCGCCGCGTCGGGGGAACTCATCACCCGATTCCTCGCCTCTTCCAGTTGTGTATCCCGGCTGAACCCTGACCACGCAGATTCTCCCTGCACATCCAGAAGTCGCTTTTGCGTTCTCCCCCAGACCCAATGTACGAATGTATTCCGCCACGGCACGGCGTCTGGAACATCCTCGTGGAAATCCTCATACAACTGCTTGATACGAAGTGCTTGCTCCTCAAGGCCGGGGTGGGCCAACAGCAAATTTTCCCACGGCTTATCCCGAGTTTTCCGATAGTAGTCCGTGTCGCCAAGCGCATCGGTCACCTCGCGGTAGTCGTACATCGCGTTGGCAACCACCTGGTTGTCCCACTGCACCCCCACGAACGTGCCTTGACCGCGGCCTGTGATGTACTCCTCTGGGGTCGACCCTCGTTCACGAAGGCGTTCCATCGCCGCCGGGTCACCCTCAATAGCCGCCACGCCCTCCGCCACGATGCGATCACGCTGGAGGTCGCGTGTGTAGTAATCAACGATCTCGGTAACCGGATCTTTAAGCACCTCTTGGCTATGCCACTCCAGCGCATATCGATCCTCAACGAAATAGTCCTCCGCACGTTCCTCGGACTGCGCCAGGATGTCGGGGTTAGCAAAGATAGCTGCATAGAGCAGCGCCTTTTCCTGCATCAGGCCGCGCAAGAGTGTGGCTTGGCTCTCTAAAGACATGCTAAGGTCCAGGGTGGTCGCTACGATCCCACCGGGCATCGCAGCGACCTCATCCGTGGTGAACGCTGTGCCGTCTGGGCCTATGAACCCGGCTTTCAGAAGTTTGTCTGCTACCTCCTGCTCTGCCAGGGCCATCTTGTTATTGACAAGGTTGAAGGAAGCAGTCGTTTGTACATCGAGTGGTATCTCGTCGCCTACATCCCCAAATATCTCTTGAACGGCCTCAGATGCAAAGACCTCTTTCCTCTGGTCGACATTCAGCTCGACGAAGCGGAACGGTGTCCCGTCGTCCTTCACCAACTTATTCGCTTCTTCCTCCAGCACGTCACCCAGCGCCGTGTACACGCCCACCCCGACGCCGGCGACCACGAACGGCGCCGTGGCTAGGCCGGTAAGCAGCCCCTCTTGCTTGATGACCTCCCACAATTCCTGCACGGTGATCGGCAAGAGATTGGACTGCGCCAACCTCGCCGCAGTTATCTGCTCCCCACTAAAGGTTTCCCCGGTAACAACATCAATAAGGAATGCCGCCTGTGGAGAGAGCTTCGCCCGCGCAAATCCGGCGACTGTTTTTTCTAGGGGGCGTTCCATTATTTCGCCGGTGCCGGTCCGGATGCTTTCCCCTGTGACGAGGGCGTGGATCGTTCTCATCAGCCCCGCCTGGCCCGCTGACATATCCAGCCGAAGATTGCCCAGCTTCATCACCCCGAAATTTGCATGGCCGGGATCGAGTTGCACCTCAAACCCAGACAGTTTTGCCAGGCCGAGCCCCGTGCCCCACGCCACGTAGTAGGTCACAAGATCCTTCGCTACTTCCTTCCGGAGCTGCCTGCTTGCAGCCGACCTGCCAGGAACCAAGAGCCCCGCCGGGGAAAACGTAGGATGGAGCGGCGCGAACAACATCTGAAGTCGTGATGCGAGGAATCGCGGAGAGAACATTGTGTCGGAAGCGAAATTCATCAGGCCCGGAGGTATTTCGCCAAAGATCGGCAAGCGCGTCTCCCCGCGACCGGTAATCACGTTCACCCAGCGCGCGAGATTCTTATAGTCATTCGCGGTCACATCTGGAAGACCCCGGAAAATCTCTGCTACGTGATCGAAGTATTTCGTTCGCAGCCAGTTGCCCGTATAGACATACGCCCGGTTAGATGCCCGAATGAACCGCAGGCCCTTAATGAAGGGGAATTCATCAGCTAACTCGCTCCGGAATTCTTCCGGGGTATGTGTCCTTGATGTGGACATCCCTGGATTATCCAGCAGGTCAAGCTGCCCGCGAGCCGCTATTGCAGCCTCATCCATCCACTCAGGTGCTATGCGCAACTCCGCATCAAGCTGTCGTGCCACATCATCGCTTCGCATGACTGGCAGCAACGAAGAGAGGTGCTCCCGATAGAAGTTTCGCGAGATCAGCGGGAGCCCCTGGCGCATCAACATGCTGATATCCGTGGATGCCATGATGGCGCGAGGGAAGTTCACCGCGTCCATAAGGGTAAGCCACAGTTCCCGCCCAAGGCTTGTGAACTTCGCAACAAGCACGTTTACTGTTTCATCCCCAAGCGCCTTCCGTAGATCTTCGAGGCGTCGCTTCCCCGGCACCCGGCCACGCAACACCAGATCATTCAGGGCCTCCATCGCGTGGAATGAATCCCAGAACTCGCCACTCTGAATATGCGCGACAAGATCTTCGTAATCCCCCTCATCCATCACCTTGATGAGAGCCCCATCCGGCAGCTCAAGCATTTCTTCAGGAATGTCCCGACCTTTGAATGCCGCTCTTACCTCTTTCGCCCCTGCGGCGGTGCCCAGTTCTTGAAACGGTTCCGCAAGTGCCCGTTTCTCACCGACGCTCCTTGACCTCGCTAAATTGGCCAGAGCGCGTAGCTCCTCGGGTTCAACCGTATCCAGCATCGTCTGGAATCTAGCGACCGCGAGAGGCATTGTGGTCGCGCGCGCAGCCACAATCACCTCGGCAACCTCCGGGGTGATCGGCTTCAGCGTTTCGACCATCTCGGGAGTGAGCCGGTTAGAAATCCTGAAGTCACTAACAGTTTTTGGTACAACGCTACGGATTATCGGAACCTTTTCGATCGCGAATTGCCCCGCGTACGCAAGCCGCCCCAAGAGAGGGCTGTCAGCCAACTCCACGTCCCTCGCGTAGGGAGCCGTCTTGCGCGCCGCGGCCGTAAGTGCGGCCTCCACCGCATCGTCGATCGCCGTTTTCGCTGTTACCGCCGCACTGCCAAGGCCAAGGTCAACAGAGATGCTCCCTGGGTGAAGGCCCACGCCTTGCAGGCCCTGCACGGCACTTTCTGCCTGTGCGCGGGCAGCAGCAGCAGCTTCAGCCACGCGCTCCGCCGGCGAGAGACGGGGTGGGTCCACGCGAGAAATCGCAAGAGGGTCGCGAATCGGGGTCGCCGTCGCCAAATCGCTCGCGTACCCCCCAGGCCCACCCGGCCACGGCTGGTCTGCTGCTGCCTCCGCAAGCGCCCGCTGT